CAGAAAAATTCGACTTTCGAAAATTTCCCCTAAGATTTTAGAATTCAAATTCGTCTACACTCCCACAATGCCCATTTTCAACTCCGTCCGCAACTACCTTGCAGAACGCCTCGCTCGTGTAAAATCCGAATGGCAGATCTTCCAATCCTCTGGAAACGATCCTTCGACAATCCTCGAAACCATTCAAGATTCTGACTACCGCCGCATGCACACTCACCGGTTCATTGATCCACATCATGAAGAACGTTATCAAATGTTCCAATCCGAATACAAGCAGATCCTCTCCGCACTCGAAACTGAAACGCTTCACTCGTATCAACCCTTTGAACTCCGCAGACCCCGTGATCCCGACGCTTCTATCCCAGAAAACCGACTCCCCGCACCTGGCATCAAACTCGTTCCTTACGAATACCACCGTGGCCACATAATCCACGCTAACCCAGAAACATCACGCCCACTCGCTCCTGACAACGAAACCGACGCAGCCGAATCCTACCTACCTGGTGACATTGACTTTGGCTCTGATCCTGACCCCCTGATCCTAACCTTAGTAACCCGAAAATATCCCGAATATCTCACATATCTGGCCCAATACTGCCGCCCCGCTGGCACAACTGATGGCACATTTCGTGACTTCAATAAAGCACAGATTCCCTCCGATCCGATCCCTGACGACCGCCGCGAACAAATATTCTCACATATATTTCACTTCCTTGACTGTACCCCTTATCTACCGCTTCACTTTGTTGACACCCAGTATACTAAACTTCCACTCGTTACCGGAACTGGCTACCACAATCGCTTTTCCTACAAACAACGCGCCCAAGCTAAATATTCTCGTCCTGATGAATATGCTGACCGTCCCACATCCAAAGGCTATTTCTACAACGCAACGTACGAAAACGCCCGCACACTGATCCACAAGATAAAAGAAACTGGAATGCCTTTCAACCTCGCTTTTGCTCCCGAAAACGAAGATCTATCCGATGACCAAATCCTCGAATTAGTTCAACGCTACGACCAATTCTTTCTTGATTACCCAACAATCCTTTTCACTCGTGTACATATCTCTAAGAGAGATGGAACCTTAAAAGTACGCCCAGTTTACGCTGTTGATGACCTTTTCATCATCATCGAATCTATGCTCACTTTCCCCCTCCTCGTCCAAGCCCGCAAGCCTTCCTGCTGCATAATGTATGGCCTCGAAACCATCCGTGGCTCTAACGCCTACCTCGACTCCTTGGCTCGAAACTTTTCCACCTTCTTTACCATTGACTGGTCTGGCTATGATCAACACCTTCCTCGTGTAATCACCGACCTTTTCTACACTCATTTCCTACGCCGCCTGATTGTTATCAATCATGGTTACGCCCCTACATGGGAATACCCCGAATACCCCGACTTAACGGAACACTCGATGTACCGCAAAATGGATAACCTCCTCCATTTTTTGCACTTATGGTACAATAATCTTGTCTACCTCAACGTCGACGGATACGCCTATTGGCGCACTTTCGCTGGTGTACCTTCTGGACTGTATAACACACAGTACCTTGATTCTTTTGGTAATCTCTTTCTCCTAATTGATGGAATGATAGAATACGGTTTCTCCGATTCTGAAATCCGCCAACTCACTCTTTTTGTACTTGGTGACGACAACTCTGGAATGACTAACTGGTCACTTCCTCGTCTTCACGATTTCATTCGCTTCCTTGAGAAATACGCTCTCACTCGCTACAACATGGTGTTATCCCACACCAAATCCGTCATTACCCGCCTCCGCTCCCGCATCGAAACCCTTGGTTATCAATGCAACAACGGACTCCCCAAGCGTGACATTGGTAAACTCGTCGCCCAGCTCTGCTACCCTGAGCACGGCATGAAATACCATACTATGTCAATGCGCGCAATTGGAATTGCCTATGCCTCCTGCGCTATAGATCGCACTTTCTACACTTTCGCTCATGACCTATTTCACACTTTCCTTCCCTATCACAAACCCGACCTTCGCTACTTTCTCGCCCTCCAGCGACAACTGTCTATCACAGACCAAGTGATCCTCGAACTTGATATTGAACACCCAACCTTCCCCTCCTTTGAACAGATCCGACTTCTGATTTCAGCTTATCAAGGCCCTCTTGAATATAAGCCGAAATGGAACTACGCTCATTTCATTCTAGGTCCCGATGTTTGTCCTCCCGACTCGAAAACTATGGCCGACTACGAACTGGAACACAACCTTTCCTTTCGCTCCTCCCCCACCTTTTCGCATGACTAATCCTCTGACGTCTCAAACGGTACCTTTTCTCGTTTGTTTAATTTTCGCATCTTTAAACTTTCCCGAATTTCAACCCTAAAATACAGAAAAATTAAAAAAAAAAAATAAAACTAAATAAAACCCCAATAAAACCAAC